GTATTGAGACTATCCGGGCCGCGTTGAATTGCGCGTACCGGCGTGTACAGAACAAAAGCACGTTTCAGACTGACCGTGAATGGGAGCGTATCATGGACCGCGCGCACGGTTTCAGGCAGTACAGGGTAAATTAGTGGCAGAAGTAGATCCCCAGATGTTGGCGGCAGTGTTGGCGCGGGTACAGGCGCCGGCGCCTACCGCGCGACCGGATCCTACCGACTTTACGGCTATGCTAAACACGCCGTTGCCGGCGGAAAAATCTGGTGGGTATCCAAATTGGCTACAATCGTTGCCTGAAGACATGGACCGCACTGGCCGCAACTACGACCTTCAAGGCGCGTACTTGGCTGGGCTTTCTACGGCTGACAATGGGCATTTGCCAGATACGTTCAAAAAGCCAAACCACCCGACATTTAGCAATGAAAGCAAATATAGCGGCAAAGACTTTGGCACGGGCGGCCAATGGAGCCAAAACCCGGACAAAACATGGTCTTTCGCGGTTTCGCCAGACCAGCTTAAGATTAGTGACCCGCGCGCCATTGCGGACTATTTTAAGAACAACGAGCCTACTGGAACGCTGATTATGCCGGGCGGCAACTAGATGGCCGTTAAGAGCATCACCATTGACTACACCCCCCGCGACGCGTTCAGGGCCTTTCATGCCCGTACGCAGCGTTGGGCCTGCTTGGTGGTGCATCGCCGCGGCGGCAAGACTGTGGCGGCCGTCAATGATTTGATCCGCGCGGCTTTGATGTGCCGGTCTGAATTTCCGTTGTTTGGGTATGTGGCGCCGTACCGCAGCCAGGCTAAGAGCGTTGCTTGGTCATACTTGAAGTATTACGCGCAGCCGATTACGGCGGCGGTAAACGAGGCGGAGCTTGAACTGACGTTGACGACGGGTGCGAAGATCAAGCTGTTTGGTGCGGATAATGCGGACGCGATGCGCGGATTGGGCTTTGACGGCGTTTTGCTGGACGAGTATGGGGATTTCCGGCCTAGCGTTTGGGGCCACGTTATACGCCCTGCACTGTCTGACAAGCAGGGGTGGGCGGTCTTTATTGGTACGCCAAAGGGCAAAAACCAGTTCTGGGACGTGTACGACGACAGTACCCGCAGCGACGAATGGTTTACTCTAAAGCTGCCGGCAAGCAAGTCAGGCATCTTGCCGGAGCAAGAGCTTGATGCGGTCAAGCGGCAGATTACGAAGGACCAGTACGAGCAAGAGTATGAATGCTCGTTTGAGGCGGCCATTTTGGGTGCGTACTACGGCACGGAAATGCGTGAGCTGGAGGAAAAGGGGCAGGTTACGGAGGTCAACTACGACCCCAGCTTGCGGACTTATACGGCGTGGGATCTGGGGCGCAAGGACGACACGGCTATCTGGTGGTATCAGATGGTGCGCGGCGAAGTGCACGTCATTGATGCCTATTCAGTTTCTGGCGCGGACATTGAGGACATTGCCAAGGTTGTGATGTCCAAGCCGTACCACTACGGGCAGCATTACTTGCCGCACGATGCGCGGGCCAAAACGCTGGCGAGCAACGGCAAGTCTGTGATTGAGCAGCTTGAGAAGTTCTTGGGCATTGGCGATATGTCCATTGTGCCTAACCTGAGTGTGCAGGACGGCATCCAGGCGGCGCGTATGATGCTGCCAAACTGCTGGTTTGACAAGGCAAGGTGCCGCAAGGGTGTTGAGGCGCTAAAGCAGTACGAACGCGAATTTGACGAGGACAACAAGGTATTTCGCGCAACGCCGAAGCACAATGGCGCGAGCCATTACGCAGATGCGTTTCGGATGCTGGCGATAGCGCAGCGCGAGGAACAGCCGGCGCGTAGAGTATTCCCTGACCGTCCATTGATTGTGGGGCCGGGTAATATGGCAAGTTTGGAAGACATGTACGCTGGTGCAAAGCGTCAACAAAAAAGGATGAGAGTATGAACTTGAATGTATTTAGACCGTCTACCGGCACAACCAAGACCCTAAGCGCCACCAATTCGTCTGGCAGCGTTACGTTTGACGCCAAGGACGTACAGAGCAGCACCAACATTGGTGGGCATCAGATTATCCGCGCGTACAACGCTGGTACGCAGATTGTGTTCTGCCGTTGGGGCGCCGGTGCGCAGACAGCTACGACTTCTGACATGCCGCTTATCCCTGGCGTAGTCGAGACATTTAGCAAGGCGCCCGGCGACGACACGTTTGCTGGCATTACGGCGTCTTCGACCGCGACGGTCTATGTGACTTGCGGCGAAGGGGCTTAACATGGCAATTCGCGGTAGCAGTTTTGTTCCGGGTCAAACGCCGGGCACAACGACCAACGACAACGCCGCGGCCGGCAATGTCGGGCAATATATCGAAAGCGTGGTTGTGTCGGGCTCTGCTGTTGCGGCCACAAGCGCAACACAGGTAAATGTAACGTCTATTTCGCTGACGGCCGGTGATTGGGACATCGAAGCGTCGATCACAACTATTCCGGCTGGTGGCACAACGCAATCAGTTTTAATTGGCGGCATTAGCGCGACTACCGCGACGCTTCCGGCAGTGGAGTTGCGGACCTACGCCCAGCCTGCGATAAACGCCGGCACGAATTGTTCGATTTCATTCCCGCGAACTCGTGTGTCTATCGCCAGCACCACAACGTATTTCCTTGTTGCCGATATTTTCTTTGCCGTTAGCACGCTTGGTGTCTGCGGGTTCATCAACGCGCGGCGGGTTCGTTAAACAATGAGCGGTGTAAGTAATCCATATCGTTACCAGTACGAGCATGTTGCGGCGTCACAGTCGGCACAAGTGCTTGGCACGACTGGTGCGATTGGTGATTATTTGCATCGCATTGTCATTACGGTTTTTACGGCCGCGTCTGCACAAGTGCAGATTGTTGATGGGTCTGGCGCCAGCATTCTTACGCATACCATTTTGTACAATACGCCCGGTGGCGGCACTGGCGTGTACAACATTGAATTAAACGCCATATCTCAGAACGGCGCGTGGAAGATTACCACGGGCGCAGGCTCTGAAGTAATGGCCGTCGGCATCTTCAGCGCGTAGGAAATAGCAAATGCCTTGGTCCCCATCGCAGCATAGGCTTTTTGAAGCCGCGGCCCACGACCCGGAGATTGCCAAGCAAAAGGGCATTCCGCAGGCTAAGGCTGCCAAAATGGCGTCTGAAGGCATCAAAAAAGGGCCAAAGATGGCCAAGGTTTTAAAAGGATACAAAAGTGGCTATTGACCCCAGAGTTCTTGCGTCCGTGATGCAACGGATGCAACCCAGTTCGCAGCCCGTTGCTCCTCAGATCGGTGCTGCGCCGCCCCCAGACGATGGCGTGCCCCCAGGCCCGTCGTCCGGGGGCGTGCCACAAGGCGCAATGCAGGGCATGGCCCCGCAGGGAGCGCCGCAGACGCCCGTGACTGTGCAGGGCACAGTTATGATGGGCCCGGCCCAGCCACCGCGTATGATGGCCCCTGGCGGTCCCACTATGGACAACAGCACAGTTGGTGGCCCGCCTCCGATGGGCGGTCCTCTGGGCGCGGGCTCTCGCCCGCTGCCTCCCACCATGCCGATGCGTAGGTAGATAATATGGCAGAGCGGGCAACGCCTGAACTTGAGAAGTACTTGGACGCCGTTGCGACTTATGACAACGAGTTTAAGAAGTGGGACGCGCGTACCCGCAAGATACTTAAGAAGTACCGGGACGACGGGCGGTCGTCTGGGGCGAGCGAAACCGCCAAGTTTAACATTCTTTGGTCAAATGTTCAAACACTAATTCCCGCGGTGGCTGCACGGCTACCAAAGGCAGATGTTGCGCGGCGTTTTGTGGACAATGATCCGGTGGGGCGCGTCGCGGCTCTGCTGTTGGAAAGGTCTTTGGATTATGAAATTGAACATTACACAGATTTTCGGTCGTCTATGCGGCATTCGGTGGAAGACCGTTTCCTTGGTGGGCGTGGCGTATCCTGGGTCAGATATGAGCCACACATCAGAGAGCAAACCGGAGTTGGCGACCCGGCTGAAGACGACGGCTACCAAGTCACGGAAGACGTTGAAGCCGAAGGTAGCGAAGACCAAACCGCCGGCCAAGAAGAAGCCCCAGAAGAAATAGCCTACGAGTGTTCGCCCACTGACTATGTGCATTGGAGCGACTTCGGTCATTCTGTGGCGCGCACCTGGGAAGAGGTTAGCTACGTCTGGCGCTGGGTCTATATGACCAAAGAGGCGGTTGCGGAGCGTTTTGGCAAGGACATTGCCAAGAAGATCCCGATGGACAACGGGCCGGAGAAGCTGGACAAGAGCCAGCTAGACAAGGCCAAAGACAAGGCCAAGATCTGCGAGCTATGGGACAAGGAGCGCGGCGTTGTTGTTTGGTTTTCAAAGAACTACCCGGACACGATTGACGAACGCGACGACCCGCTGAACATTGAGGGCTTCTTCCCTTGCCCGCGGCCGCTTTATGCCACCACGACCAGCGATAGCCTTGTTCCGGTGCCTGATTTTGTTCTGTATCAGGATCAGGCAAACGAACTAGACATTCTGTCTGACCGTATCGACGGCTTGGTTAAGGCCCTGCGCGTCCGCGGCGTTTACGACAGCAGCCAGCCAGCGTTGCAGCGGCTTCTGACGGAAGGCGACAACAATACGTTGATCCCCGTTGAGAAATGGGGCGCTTTTTCTGAAAAGGGCGGGCTGAAGGGCACAATCGACCTTTTGCCGCTGGACACCATCGCAACTGCGTTGTTGCAGTGTTACCAAGCGCGGCAGGACATCAAGGGCCAGATTTACGAGATTACGGGCATTTCGGACATTATCCGCGGCCAGTCTGCGGCATCTGAGACTGCTACGGCGCAGCAGATCAAGGGCCAGTATGCCGGGTTGCGTCTAAAGTCCATGCAGGAAACTGTGGCGCTGTTTGCCAGCGAGCTTCTGCGGATCAAGGCCCAGATCATCTGCCAGAAGTATCAGCCGCAGACTATCCTTGCCTATGCCGCTGCGGAGCAACTGAGCCCAGAGGATCAGCAGATGATCCCCCAGGCGCTACAATTGCTCAAGAACAAGCCGTTGCAGTCGTTTCGCATTGAAGTTGCGGCGGACAGCTTGGTGCAGATCGACGAAAACCAGAACAAGCAGGACCGTATGGAGTTTCTGAACGCCTTTGCAAACTTTATGCGCGAGGCCGTTCCGGCCGGGCAACAGGCGCCTGAAATGGTGCCGGCGCTCATGGCGATGATGAAATACGCTGTTGGCGGGTTTAGGCAGGCCAAGACGATTGAGGGCACTATTGACCAGGCATTGCAGCAGTTGACGGCTAAGGCGGCACAGGCGGC